GGAGAGGACGTGACCCTTCATATCGCACCTGCCAATCTATTGCCGGTTACGGGAGCAGCCTTGGTAACCCATTCGGCTTTGAAGCTTCTCCAGCCCCTGATTACGGTTTCAGTCAAAGCTGCATCCAATGTCCACCCAGCAAGTTCTGCCTGTTTCTTGATGTCGGCAATGACCAGTTCAGTGATGGGTGCTTTCTTGGCTTTTCTTGCATCCACAAAGGATTCCCACACCTTTGGAGACACACCGTCAGGTGCTTCGACCCTATTACTTGTTATTGGTTTATGTTTCTTGTTTAGTTGAACCTTCGTTGAACCGGCGTTCAACCGGCGTTCAGCAGATGCCTTACCTGCCTTGCTTGCATTGGAGAGACGCGCCCTGTATTGCTCGATTTCACGGTCACAACGAGCGTTAGTCCAGCCACTTCCATCTTCTTTCAGCAAGAAAAAAGACTCCAAAATGTACTGAATAATGTCCTCATGTTCACGCATGCCTATCTGCCGTGCAACGGACGTTATACCGCTGTTCAACGGCTGTTCGTGAAGGTAGTATTCGTCCAATAAACGCCGATAGGCAAGGTCTTCCAACAAACTCAAATTGCGTGTGTGACTCATGTAGTCACCGATGTTAAATTGATAGTAGTGCATCAATCTTCCCATCTATCAAAACGGTCTTGTCGGCGCAACAAATCGTCCTGTTCATCTTCCATTTCCCGCTTCAAGTTCATCTCAAAAGTGGTCAGAAAAGCAGTCTTTTTTGCTTGACTGTCATCAAGGCCAAGCCAGCCTGATTGGTAAGCAATCTGTTCAATGTCATAGCGGTTCATGTTTTCTCCTTAAAAAGTTCGTGGATGGGTTTCAGCTTTCGGGCTGTGGCTATCTCAATCGCAGTCACTAGGGAAGCCACTATTGCAGCGTCCAAGTCCTCCGAGTTGATGTGGGCTTCAATACGATCCGCTGCTAGGCAGAGGAGCTCGTAAGCAAGTTCGATTTCTATGGTTTGAGGGGTCATCTGTTGACCTTACATCAAAAAAACGGACTTGTGTATTAGGGTAAACCCCTAGAAAAAAGTTGCCCAAACGCGATTAACATCCGTCCCACTGCAATCGAGCAGCAACTTTAAAGGACGCAAAATGGAACTTACTTTACAGCGTGTTACAAAAATTGAACTAGGAAACATTCGGGAGGACTTAACCTATTCCACCCGTACCATCACCATCACAACGGAAGACGGCAAAGAGGTAACGGTTGTGTGTTTTGCCAAAAACGATGAGTTCGACACTACTACCGAAGCTTTGAAGGTGGCTGTATGAAGACAGAGTACACCTACGAAGGCGCTACCTTTGAGATTGAGTATGAGGTGGATTGGGTTGATTCCAAAGACAACACCTTTCTTACCATTGTCAGCATCAAGCATGCTGGTGTGGAGTTTTGGGACATCCTGCCTTCCAGCACCATCGAATTTATTGAAGAGCAAATTAACAATCGCATGGAGTAATGAAATGAAATCACTATTTGAACAGTATCAAGAAGAATTTCACGATGTGCCGTATTGCTGTTATTGCTGTACACCCCAAGATGGCAAATGGGGTTGCTGCCAAGAAAATCATTTTGTCCCGTTTCAGGATTTGTATTTGGAAGACCAAAAATACATTATCGAATCGGAAATTGAATGGGCAACATATCAATCACAAAAACAGGAAGAAGCAAATGGACGTTAATACATTACTCAAACTCAATGTAAATGAACACACTGAGAAAAAAAGCAACCTTACCTACTTGTCATGGGCATGGGCATGGGCTGTGGCACTTAAGGCCGATCCTGCGGCAACCTTTAAAGTAGAAATGTTTGGCGAGAAATGCTATATGGAAGTCAACGGAACTGTAATGGTTTTTGTAACGGTAACCATGTTTGGGAAGCCTATGACCTGTCAATTGCCGGTCATGGATTCATCTAACAAAGCAATTCCCCTTGCTGGGTACACCGCAGTCAATAAGTATGGCAAAGAGTACCGGGTGGAATGTGACGCTTTTGCTGTCAATACCGCCATTATGCGGTGCATGACTAAAGCATTGTCGTTACATGGGCTTGGTTTGTATATCTATGCTGGTGAAGACCTTCCAGAAGGAGAGTCATCCTTAGAAGAAAAGATTGCCGATGCAATTCGAAATTTACATGCTAAGGGTGATGAAGCAGGAATGTATGGCGAATGGGAATCCATTGCCGACAACGAAGTTCGGTTATCAGTATGGGCAATGCTGAAACCTGACACAAAGGTGCGCTCTGCTATCAAAGCGTATAAAGAAAAACTTGAATCAACAGAAAGTAAGTAAATGGAATACGACAACACCAACCGGGGCAACCTCTTCAAGAATGACAAAAAGGAAGAGGAAAAACACCCAGACCTCAACGGCTCTGTCAACGTAGGCGGTACAGACTACTGGATCAGTGCATGGAAGAAGACTAGCAAGGCCGGTACGCCCTTCTACAGCCTCTCTGTGCGTCCGAAACAGGAGCAGGTAAGGCAGAGTAGCCAGCCTACCCGTAAAACCAAGGTGGACGATTTAGACGATTTCTTTTGATTAACGAGGGAAAGCGGATGCTGATACAGGGGACTGCGGAACGGCGGTCAGTCAGTGCAGCGAGTACCTCACCCTTTTGGGGGGAAAGCAGGGTATCAATTCGCAGTTGCCGCCCGATAGCAAGTACCCCCTCCCTTAATTTTTTTGGAGAACAAATGGCTACTTATGCAATTTTAGAATTGGACATTATTCGATGGGCAGAGGCTCGTCAGATCATTCCAAATTCCAATGCTCAAACCCAATTACTGAAAGCAGTAAGTGAAATGGGTGAATTGGCAGATGCCACTATCAAGCGGGATGGGCCAGCCATCATTGATGGTGTAGGTGATGTGATGGTGTGTTTGATTGTTTACTGTGCTTTATTGGACATTAATTTGGTTGGATGCATGGAAGCCGCATACAAAGAAATCAAAGACCGTAAAGGTGTGTTGTTGCCCAATGGTGTATTTGTAAAAGGCTTGTAAAAGAATGAAGCCAGCCTACGATTTTGCTACATGGTCAATAGAAAACTTGTCAAAATTTGCAGCAGACTTGTGGGCTGTTTATCTTTTGCAAAAAGAACGGATTAAAGAGTTAGAAAATATTATTGAAAGGCATAACAATGAAAATGGTTCTTGATTTTTTTGCCCTTGTTGGCTTATGCGCCAGCATTATTGCGACAGGGTTTTACTTGGGGTACGCCACCTACCAGCCTGAATGCGAAATGTGGGTTGCTGCGTTTACCAAGGAGTGCAAATGATTAATTCAATCAAAAAGCTCTTACAAACACCAATTCTTATTGAATTGGTGGTTAAAGAATTGGTAGAGGCGCATCGGTCTAAATTGGAAGCTGAAAGCGCACAAGACTACGCAAGAAGCGTAGTGCAATACAACATTGACCGAATCGAACGATTGACTAGCACATTGAATCAACTAAAGGAACAAGCATGAGTAATTGGAATGTATTTGCCCGTATTGCATTGTTGGAACAACAGGTCACCAAATTGACCAACCACATCAACCAGTTGTCAGTACCGCCATCACCGCTTGCTGACCGGGCATTGATTGAGTTTCGTAAAGCCCGTCAACGGGAATACTCGCGTAGGTGGTATCTCAAGAAAAAGGCAAAAGGAGATCAAGCATGAAAGACGAAGACGAAAACGAAGACCTGATTTTTAGTTTTGTTTTTATTGCAGTCACCATACTCACTGTGTTGTTTGCTGTGGTTGGCGTTGCTTGCGTTATATGGAGTTTGATATGACTGAAGAAGATGAAGCGTTTGATGAAATAGCCCGTAAACAGGGAATGTGGGGTGGTGGCTTTATGGCTAAGAAGGCTATGGCTGCGGACAAGTTGCAAGAACCTGAGCATAAATGGGTAGGTCTAACAGAAGAAGATTTTTCAGCTATCAATCAATCGTGCTTTACCAAACTTCAAGCCGCAACAAGCGCGGAATCTATTCTGAAGGAGCGCAACACATGAGCAAACGTGACTTAGCATTAGACAGCTTGACCCGCATCTGCGAGATACAGCAGCGCCTGATTAACCAGCTTATTGCAATGGAGCAAAACTCTTATTCGCGTGGGTATGAAGATGGAATGGCGGCACAGGCTGAAGTAGACATTGCATTAGATGAAATGGTGGTTAAAAATGAAGTTATATAACGTACCTAGGAATAGCACAATCGTGCTTAAAGATGGGCTGGAGCTAAATTTTCACCACGTTGACGGTATGTACAGTGTGTGTACAGATAACGAGGGGAATGTGTACCACATTGCCGCAACTGAAGAGGTGGAAGTTAAAGAAGAGCAAACATAAATGACTTTGGAAAACCAGCACTATCAGCCTAAAGCCCCTGTGATTAGGGCTCTATTAAAAGCTTTCCCGGATGGCTTGAGTGTGAATGAAATCTGTTTAAAAACAGGCATTTCCTCAAGATGCGTTTACCCAACATTAAAGAAAATGCCAGATTGCTATATAGATAGATGGACGGCGGGAAAATTCCGTGTGCCACCCGCAGCTATCTGGTGCGCTGTAGAAGTCCCTGAAAACTGCCCTAGACCAAGGAAACAAAAGGAATGAATATGAAAATCAATGCCACATTTCAAGACGAAGAAGAGGCCATCAAAGCTATCCATTCAGGGTATGCTTGGCAAACTCTGCATGAGATAAACGAAATACTGCGCCAACATAGAAAACACGACTTACCTTTTGAGCAAGTCGTGTCCAAAATCCAAGCGTCTGTTCAAGACGCATTGGCTATGATCTACCCGGATTAAGCAGCCTCGTCTTCTTCCCAGTAGATTTCTTCGTCTTCGTCGTCTTCTTCGACCAAGAGCCATTCGCCGGTATCTTCGTTCAACCAGTACCACGCATCGTACAGTTCGTCGTACCAGCAGTAGCACTCATAGTCTTCGTCGTAGACATACTCTTCGCCTTCTTCGAAATTGTCGAAAAACGAGTCATCGTTTTCTACTTCTGCAACTTCACCAATATACACAAAAAAATTAAACATAAGAAACTCCTAAAGGTTGATAACTTGTCCTCGAAATTCAACCTGAGTATCGCTCCACTTGTGAACTAACTCAGGCCATAAAAGCTTACCACCCTTGAATGTCAAGACAGCAAATCCGCTTCTGTGGTTTAATGGGTTTCCTTCTCCGTAGTCAAATTGAGCGCCATAAGGCTCTGCAAGAGTCCCAGTATCTATACCAAATCTATTGCCGGTGTAGTCTGCATATGGAGTAACTTTTAGGCTGTGTAAATGCCCAGTACAAGTCGACACCCCAGCCGAGGCCGTGTTGTTATGGGTAGCATGCACACCCCCCTTATAGCGGTGTTTGATAACGCAATCTTTAGTAGGCCATACAGACCATGCAAATTCCCATGCGGGCAAATGGTCTTCTAATTTAAACCCGTGCACTTCACGGTATTGCGGAGCTTGAGTGGCTAATTTGTTTGCAAAACGGATATCGTGATTACCCCATGTATATAGCAACTTGCAGTTATGTCGAGCAGCTTTAGCGGCTTCTTCTATCTCGCCAAGATGCGTTTGTACCGCCTTTAACTCTTCTATTACTGATGGTGTTTTTGTCCAGCCTAAAGGATCGTGGCGGCTAATAGATGCCCCGTCAAAACAGTCGCCGTTAGCAATGACGGCATAGGGCTTAAGTTCTTTGATTGCCCATAAAAGACCACGAAATGCAGTGGTGTACTCATTAGGCCAAAAGTGAGCATCAGAAAAGACAATGATGGTCTGGTCAAGAATGCCAAGTTCAATCTTATTGATTGATGTTTTGGCTGG